ATTTGTTCATCAAGTTTTTGGGATCTTTGTATTCCATCAATCCCAACATAAGGTTGTTTACTCAAGCTTTACTCCATTGGTTGTGGTGCTTGAGCCTGACTTTGCTGCATTTGCTGCATTAATGCAACTATTTCTTTTCTTTGAGACTCATCTCTTATTAAATTATCTGGAACTCCAAACTTCTTAGCAAGATAAGCAGCAGTCTCTTCACTGTTTACCAATAGCTGTAAAGTCTCAGGACCAAATGCACCTTGGGTTAATTCAAGAAATCTTGAGATAGCAGTAATATCTTGGTTAGCTTGTGCTTGTGCTAGTGGAGAAACAGACTTAACTTTTATTTCTCTACCGTTAAGAACAGGTATTTCGATGCGACCTTGCTTCTTTAAGATATGAATAACTCTTTGCAACACAGGTTGAACAAGTTCTACTTGCAATCTACCAAATGCAGATCCAATACGTCTTGATAAATCAGCCATTCGCTCTGCTATTTCTGTTGCAGATGCAGGAGTTTTATTAGGATCTCCAAGCATATCATTATACAAAGCACGTTTAATATTGTTTCTCATATCTCCCAAAACTAATTGAGCAACATCGAAGCGACCAGCAGCTTGTATAGGTTGCAATCCAGCAGATCCCATAGCTTTAGGAATTATTGTTCCAGGGACTAGGTTTATTGTATCAGGATTTATTACCCCATCATCTTCCATCTGATAAATACCAGAGATAGACATCTGAGCATTTTCTAATATTAACTCGATAGTAAGGTTAGTTGTTTTAATAGAAGACAGAGCATTGATTAATGGCCCACGCCCATACACTTCACCAGCACATTTAGACCAACGAAAACAAATAAAAGGATTAGATCCTAAACCTTCCATTTCTCTTTTAAATATTACAGATTTAGTTGTCATGCATATTGCATAATGAAAGTTTGCGGTTACGTTTGGAGATTGATAATTACGACAAACAATTTCTAATACTGTAGTTGTCTTATCTCCAGCACCCTGAACCATAGAATTTATTTCAGGAGAAAACTTAGCTTTAGGATATAGCTGTTCTAGTTGATTAAATCTTATGTTCTTACGCTCTCGAAAAACATGATCGATGCTATCATCAGGGCCAGTATCAAGTATAACATGAGGCAAAGGTATAGCTGCAAAACGTATTGGATTAATTGCATCACCTTCTTCGCAAGCTAGAATACCAGTACCTACTGCTAAGTCCATAAAAGACTCATGAACTTCTTGGGCAAAGTTAGAGTTTTGAATTACTTCAAATACATAATCAGTTACTTCATCTAACTCATTATTTACTTCTTCTCTGTTTTCTTTAGGTATTTCTGATCCTGCTGTAAGATCAGCCCATCGAGCAAAGTTAGGAACAAGGCCAGATTGTAATCTTGATGCAAACTCCTGAACGCCAACTACAGCAGTTTCATCAAATATTTTATCATCTCGTCTTTGACCTATAGTTTCGTGATAAAAACTTTCCCTTTGAGGCAGGGCATATTCATAACATTCTTCAAAGAGAGGAACAAAGTTTTCACGTTTAGCTTTAGCTTTGTCATACCTTTGAAGATAATTCTTGGCAATTTCATCCATTACATACCAAACCTTGAGAAGTATCCTTGACCTGTTTTGGCAGTAAGTAAGCTTCTTCTACCTTTGCCACCTGCACGTCTTGATCTGCGTAGAGCAGCCATGCTTTTCATTTTAGGATCATCAAAGATGTTTTCGCCTTGGCGATCTAACTGACCTTCAGTTACCGTTTGGTCAGACGGAGCCATATCAATAGCCGTTTCCAAAGAGTCTGCTTTGGCATCGGCAAGATCGGCTTGGGCTGTTTCTTTTGCAGCTTCGGCTTCCGCTTTGTTTTCTTTAAGTTGCTCATCTACTTTCGGGTCTCTTTTTCTGCCACACATTATTAGCTCCTAGTTTTTTTATCCATATGCACATAATTTAAAAAACATCAACGCACAATTACATACGCGCCCAAAATCCTTGTCTTCTTTGCTTTGGCTTATGCTTAGAAAACAAGTCAAAATTTCTATTTGCGACTACAGCTTTTGCAGGTTTCTGATTATTTAACAAGGCTCTACCTTCACCAGCACCTAGCATCATGTACTGTAACGCATCGTGAATATGAGAAAACATATTCTTATCGGGCTTATCCGCATAACGCTCACCAGATACTTCCATTCGTCTATACTGATACCCACCTTCAAAACCTTTAATAAGTTGTTGGCATCTTCTATCAATTAAAAATGCTGGCTTGCCCTCGACCATCTTAGTTAGCTGGGAAGAAACAGCTTCCAACCGAAGATCTACAGAGTTCGAAGGGGCTGGGAATGCCCTCAAACCAGCACCACGCAGAATATGGAAAGGGGTACTTTCGTCCGTCTGCGCTCTAAAATCCCCAGCAGGATCGCCATATATAAATACCTCAGATGCTTGGGAAAATCGGGAGGATATTTCCTCACGCAACACTTCGGCAAATCTAACAATCCCCATATCAAAAGCTACTATTTCAGACTGCACAAGCCAGCGGCCTCTGATTTTTTGTCCAAGAGTGGCTGCTGGAGTTAACCCAAAATCCAAACCAACGTATAGCGGTAGGCTTGCAGCTACTGCTATTTCTTCTTTGGCTATGTGTACTTCTGCAGCGAACATTGGATATATGGGCTTTCCATCTTGGATACTTCCCAATCTATTCATAACATACACATCAATCCAGCTTTTTGTTTTACCTGTGATTAAATTAGGATAATAACCCTCTAGCATATGTTTTATATTCTCAGAGTCTTTATTAGGTTTATAGTTTACAACCTCACCATCTTCATCCCTTACTTCGAGCATTCCAGACGGTTGTTTAAAGAACTGCCAGTTATCAGGCTTAACTAACATTCGGGCCTGTTCTCTAGGAATATGATCAGGAACAGGAACTTCACCTGACATAATAGGCCACCAGTGATCTTCTTCAGGGGCATTAGTATCACATATTACCCCTGACCAACTCGGCCCACCTTCACGCATAGAAGGGAATCGACCAACACGCATAGTACACGCATCGATGATAGACTTCGGAACTTCTCTAGCTTCGTTAACCCAGACACCAGTTAACTCAAGTGATAAAAGTTTTTTGACATCTTCAGGTCTGTCTAATGCTAAGAAAATAACCTCAAGCTCTAGGTCATTCTTTTTAATGTTATGGGTATAAGGAACTGACCAAGTAAACTTTCCCCATGTTTCTTCGGGAAACCAATCAAGCCAAGTCTTTATAGTCGTTGTTCGAAGCTGTGGGTTTGTATTACGAATGATTGCCCATCGGCTTCTTCGAATACCTTTATCGTTTTTCTTTTGCATTAAGGCTCTACGAAAAACCTCAACACAACAACCAACAGATTTACCCGAACCTACTGGCCCTCGAATGCCACGAAAGAAAGTATCATCTTTCATAAAAGCCTTTAGCACATCGCCATCAGGCTTATACTTAAATTCAGTCATCTAAGACCTTTATCTACTCCAGCCTTGATCATACACTCTGCCACATCAGGACCAATATTATCAATAACATTGTCCAGCATGTAATTCGTAACGTAACTAGCACCGTGTTTTTCATCAAAGTGTTTAAAGTGTACCTTCTTAACTATCCCTCGAAGCATAGTAAGCTCCTCAGGCTTTAACGTATTTACAAAACTCACTCTTCCCAAGCCTCGTTAACTTCAGGCGTAGAAGGATCATCAGCTTTTAAAGTACCGTCTTTATTTCTTGCACGTTTCTTTTTAGGTTTAACGGCAAGATCTACCCACTCTAATCTTCGAGACTCAGATGTTCTTGTTCCACCTGTGTAAGTAGTTCCAGCAAGCTCATGAGTATCACCGTCATAAGCCTCATTACTATTTGCTATTATCCAAGGCATTACTTAGAATCCATAATTTTCTTTTGTAGATCCTTTGGCAAAGACTTTTGTTTCTTAGTTAACAAACTCTTTTTCTTTTTCTTAGGTCTTCCAACTTGAGAACCGTAGGTTCCTTTTCCCATAGGCATTTTTTTATCCTTTCCTATATGGTTTTACTTTCTTAGCAATCTTTTTCGGTTGAGCCACAAACTGCTTACCCTTTGCCTTACCCTCTCGTTTAGCTCTGGTTGTAGCTGCATATTCAGCATCACTAAGAGAAGCAATAGCTGCGCTAGGTAAGTACCGTTCACCTGTCTCACTAGACTTTTTGCCAGACTTGGTGCGCCACTTCTGCTTTCCCCAGTTTAGTAAAGATTTCTGAGACTTCTTCACTTTATCTCAAGAGCCTTTTTTAATTTATCAAGCATTTTTCTAGTCTGTTTTAAATTACTTTCATGATGGATTTTATCATCCATTTGCCTAATTCTTTCTACAGCCTCAAGAAATTCTGATTTTGTCATTGGGGGTATTTTTTTCCTTTTAAATAGTGATGCCATTATCTATAACCTCCGCCTTTCGCTTTATATTGTTTGGCAAGTAACTGTGCCTTTCGAGCAGACCACTGACCAGCAGCCGTACCTTGTACAGCCCTTGCTTTAATTCTTTGAAACAAAGTCTTTCTCATCTTAGGCTTTGTATAATTACCTGCTGCATTAACTGCCATTTTTAGTCTTCTCAAATATTAAATCCTGAACCCTAACCAACTCACTTGTTAGCTTTTTATAAATAGGATTCTTCATCATTTTATTTTCTCTTGCATCGAGGAGGGTATTCATAGTCTTACCAACAGCCTTCTTTAAAAGACTTTTATCCTTATAAATAAACCTATCGCTATCAGAACCAGCTTGTTCAGCAACACCAATACCAGATGCATCTTCCATAACCTTAATACGCTTCCTTAACGTGGAAGCCTGTTTTCTTAAATCAGATACACTTTCTGCCATTACCACTTCACCTTATGCGACCAATATCTAGCACTTAACTTACTAGGATTACTATCCTGTGCGTTATGCCTAGCGTAATAACTTCTCTTTCTTGCCTTGTCCTTTGCAGACTTAGGATTCTTTCCAGCACCCGACACTCCTTGTTGACCAAACCTAATTGTCTTCACTGTATTACCATCTTTAGCCACAACAACGTGACTCTTCGTAGGATGACTAGGAGTTCGCTTGGGTTTGTTAACACCACTAACGCCAACTCTCTTCAATAAACTCTGTACTTTATCTGGACTAGGTAAACTCATATTCGACCCTTAACATATAAAAATATTTTTTGCATCGTACTTTTTAGAAAAAAATGTTTGTGGTAGATCCCTTGCAACTTTCATGGTTACGTTTTTGACCCGCCCCCCATAGTGTGATTAATTTCTAGGTAGCACTTACGCAGGAACTGTATCTGACGTAGCGTGATGTCCCGAAGGGCATATAGCTACTCAGCATAATGTGTGCGGTAGCACTCCGTATCCCATCAGCCAAGGTCTATGCTCACTGTAAT